GGGCTTCCCTTCGCGTAGGTGTAAATCGCCCACGAAAGGGATTTTTCCCAGTAAGCGACCTGATTTTTTCGTTTCTTTTCTCTGTTTATGGTTTTCATTTTTAGTTTTCTGTTTGTTGCATATTGGTTGCATTAGCGTATTGATTGCAATTGCCATGCTGGTGCGTGATGCGTGGGCTAGCGTAAAACCTTAGTGCCGGGCTCAACAATGCCGGCAATACATTAGCGGCGCACTACACTATGGGTTGATGTTCATGCGTGCAATGTTCGCTTGGACACTATGGGTTGAGTGCCTTACCAATATGTCAATAACTTGCCAATAAAGAAAAACCTTGACGGATTTTGAGATTCATGGGTAGAATCCTGCCGGAGGCGGAAGCGAGCCTTAAACATTGCTTCAACCCTTGGCGAGCGATGAAGTTAAGCCCGTGGGTTGTTGGCTAGTCGTTATTGGTGGTTACTGTAGCGTAAAGGTGACGATACGGATGATGGCAATAAGGGTTGCTATGGTGGTTGTTGTGATGGCAAATGATGTTGTTGACATAATTGTTGGATTCTGTATGATTTTGGTGAACTTCCTCGGTGTGGGGGAGTGTAACCTTTATTATTTATGTCTAGTCCTGTCGCGTATGACCTTCAAGGGCAGGGCGGAAGTGTTGTGCTTTCGTCTGTGTCCTCGCCTACAGCATTGTCCTATACTGGGCCTAACCAGATCCGTTGGATTCAGGTGGTCAATGACGCTGTGTTTAGTTCTGTGGTTAGTGCATCTGGCAATGTGACTGGTGCGTCTAGGTTGCAGACCATCACCCTTCCTGCGGGGTTGGGTATTGGAGGTAACTTTAGCTCGGTTACTTTGACCTCTGGCGTGGTTATCGTGTACTTTGTGTAATGTCGCAGTTTGCCCAGAGCGGTAGTGCGATGGATGATGCGATTACCGAAGATGGTGATCGTGGGTTTGTGGGCGTTAATCAGAGGTTGCAGCTTAACCAGTTGCAGCCGGGTGAGGTAAGAGAGTCCTTGAATGGGCGCATGGAGGGTTATTGGAGGCCTCGTAAGGGGATCGTGGATAAAACCAGTGCGTTTACTACTGGCGGGACTCCGTTGCAGTTGCCGTTCTATCTGAACGACTCCCCAAAGACCATTTCCAACGTGACTGTCCCCACGACTGGTACTATTCGTATTACGGTTACCGCTCACGGATTTGAGGCAGGATCTACTGGTTGGGCGACCATAAGCGGTTTGGATTCTGCGGTTAATGGCGATTACGAGTTAACCTATGTAGATGCCGACACGCTAGAATACACAGTGGCTGGAATTACATCGGTAACCGACACAACTGGCACTTTGTCCCAGATGCCGATCAACGATGCCGCCAATGCTAACGTCCGAGCCTCATGTTTGTTCAGCGACCCAAATACTGGCAACAAGGAGTATGTCATCATTGCCTTGGACACGGTAGCCAAGAAGGTTGACCTAGCAGACTATAGCGTTACGAATATCCCCTACCCTCCGGGACAAGCCCTAGGAGCCGACACCGACATGATACAGGTGTTCGACAAGGTGATGCTCTTCCGCGATGGGCAGCAGGCGTTTGAGTGGTTCCCTAATGGTCGCCCCATTCTGTCTGCTTCGCAGTCTGGAACTACGACTGTGACCATGAGCGTCAAGGACCACGGTTTGCTTGCTGGAGCGCAGATTACGATTGCTGGTCTTACTGGTGGTACTCCTGCCAATGGCACATTCACGGTTGTTTCTGTTACTGACCAAGACACTTTCACCTACACTTTTACGACTAGCCAGACCCAGACCTTTGGCGTTTCCGCTGCTACCATGACCGATGGGTTCACCCTGTCGCCCGGTGGCGCGTACACACAACCACAGACATTTAACATCGAAGCAAAAGATGTTGATGTGGTTTCGGGATTGGTTACTGCTACCGTTGCCGGAAATATTACAATTCGAGCCGGTGATGTGATCGTAGTTCGTGAGTCCGCAACTCCAGAGCTCTCTGGAATGGTTGGCAACGAGTATTATGTAACCGAAGCCACAACTACCACAATCAAGTGGTATGCTCCTATCGGTGACTACAACACATCATCCTCTGATTCTTTTGAATTTGGTGGTAGGTTCAGCGTTGGTGGTGGGTTCATGCACCAACCCGGTGCGCCTTGGGGTGTGTACTTCCAGCGTAGATTGTGGGTTCCACACTACTACAACCAGTCTGGTCCGTACAATGCTCCAGTCTTTACCAGCACAAAGATCACAGACGAGATTGCGGTTTCCGACATTCTGGATACAACGACCTTTGATCAGATCGAGAACCAGTTCCGCATCAGTGGTGGTACTGCCGACTATGTAGTCGGGATGCATGGGTTCTACGAGGATGGGTTAATTGTGTTTAACCGCAATAGCTTGCACCTTATTTCTGGGACGGTTGGTAGCCTTCTTGATACCAAAGTTACGGAATTAACCTCCGAGGTTGGATGCTTGGCCCGCAAGACTATCGTTTCCCGTGGCAACATGGTCATGTTTTTGTCTGACGATGGGGTTTATGCCGTCGAGTTCCTCAACGATTACAACCTCCGTGGGGCTGAGGAGCCAATTTCCAAAAACATTCAGCCGTACATCGACCGAATCAACAAGGATTATGCCGACAGAGCCGTAGGTGTGCTGTTCGATAACCGCTATTACCTTGCTGTGCCGCTGGATTCCGTGGCAGGAGCCAACGATGCGCGTGGAAATAACGCTATTTTGGTGTTTAACTTCCTTAACAAAGGCTGGGAGTCTTTAGATACCTTTGGAGATTCGCGATTTTTGATCGAAAACTTTGTAATCGGTAGTGCGGGAGTGCGAGACAACATCTATGCCGTCACTGCAAATGGTGGGTTGCACCAACTTGAGGCTGCCGATACCTCAATTGACCGTTTTAATGTATCGAATGTTGGAAGTTTAGTAGTAACTCAAACGATCAATGCCTCATTGACGACCCGTGGATATGACCTTGGCACTATGGAGCGCAAAAGGTTTACCGATGCACAGGTAGTCATGCAGAACCTTGCTGGGGAACAAGGCGAGTACAGCATATCTTTTGCCGCTGAAGACCCAGATAGCGCACAAGTTATTGGGACTACTACTCAATTTCTTGGCGGCGAGATTCTAGCACCTAGCACTACTGGTGAGGCTGAAACAGCGGGTATCCGTTGCCGACTCGGTGGTATTCGCGGCTATACCGGCACGATGATCTTGACAAGAACCATAGGTTCCCCCAAGGTAAACTCCATTAAAGTTGCTGGTTCCGTCACCAACAGGCAAATAATCTCACAGAAATAATCGCTATGGGCGCAGTTGACACCACCTACACATTTACGGCTACTGACACAATCACTAGCACAAAGATGAATAACATCATCGATCAGACGACGATGACATCTGACGCTATTATCGGCACTACGCTTGATGTTTCTACAGGTAAGTTAAAGGTTCGTGCCGCTGGTATAACTTCCAATGAACTTGCGACAGCATCGGTTACATCAAATGCAATTTTAGATGGAACAATTGTTGATGCCGACATAAATGCTTCAGCTAACATATTGGGATCTAAACTTTCCGACAATTCCGTTCCGAGCGTTAAACTTGTGGACTCTAGTATTTTGCCGGCAAAACTGGCACAACCGTTAACTTTAGATACATCTAAAACTGCATCTGGAACATCTGTTGACTTTACTGGAATACCATCTTGGGTTAAAAAGGTAACAATAATGTTTAGTGCTATTAGCACAAATGGCACATCAATTCCGATTGTTCGACTTGGGACCACAGCTGGATTAGAAACCTCTAATTATTTGGGAGCAGGATGGACAGATGGGAGTACGGCATTAAATCATACTTCTGGGTTTTTGCTGGCTGGATCGCATGGTGCTAATAGTGTTTTACATGGACAAATGCAACTTTGCTTGCTTGATTCAAATTTATGGTCAGAAATGGCAAGGTTTGGATTGTCTAATCTGGCAATATTAACCAGCTCGGCTGGAACAAAATCACTTTCCGGCAGTCTAGATCGCTTAAGAATTACAACAACGAATGGAACTGATGCGTTCGACTCTGGCACAATAAACATAATGTACGAGTGAACCAGCACCTAGAAAAAGCAATAGAGATTTAACCTAATGGATTTTGACTCGTCACATATCAATCTAGAGTCTGTATCGACTTGTAGTGAGATCGAGGATTACAATGATTTATTGAAATCATTAAATGTTTCTGATAATGATGTGACAAACATCATGTGTCGTGGTTTTTATTTTGAACAAGATCAACACAACGAGTCACTTGAGATTCTTGATTCTAAAATTCATGGCAAAGGCCTATTTGCCAAAGATGAAATTGAAACTGGAAAACAATGGATAGCTTCATTCAAAAATTGCAAATATCCTTGTGGAAGGGTCATTAACCATTCGCCAAAACCAAATTGCAAATTTGTGTTTGATGGTGATTTTATATTTTGCGTTACGACCAAGCCAGTAAAAATTGGTGAAGAGTTGCTGGTGGATTATAGGAGCATTCTGCATAAGGACGCAATCGAGTCTTACAAGCAATCATTGACTGTTTTAAAGTTCGACTCAAAGGTTCCGTCTATAGTGGACTGGCAAATGGCAGCTCCAATCGACAAACTAGAATATGAACTCTCACTACTTCCAGCAGCCGAGTTGCCATTGGATCACATATTTACAGATGGAATCTATATTAGAAAAATATTTGCACCAGCAGGTACGCTTTTAACATCGGTACATCACAATACAGATCATCCATTTGTTTTGGTTTCTGGATCTTTGGATATAATATCAAACGAAGGGTCTTGTAGCATGACGGGTCCGTTTATGGGTATAACAAATAAAGGAACTCGTAGAGCTATTTATATTAACACTGATGTTGTTTTTTTCACAATACACGCGAATCCAGAAAATCTAAAAGATCCTGATGATATAATGGAAAAAATTACAACCCCAATAAATAATCCATTGATACACGCTGAAGATCCAAGAATTAACACATGGAAAAAAAACATCAGTCCATCTAGGATATTTTCAACAAATAATATAACAAGCAAATGAGTGGAGTAGCATTAGGCGCGGCAGCAATTACCGCTGGAGCAGGAATTTACAGTGCCAGTAAATCTGGAGGTGGAGGTGGAGGTGGATCAGCACCAAAACCAAAAGATCCACTTGTGTATGCTAACAAGGCTGCAAAAAACCTGTTTGGGAGTTATTACCCGTATGCTGTCCCATTAGCTCTAGGAGTTAGTGAGCAATTTGGTCCACAAATCATGGGCCAAATGTTTGACCAGACTGGGCAATTCCTTGGTGGTGTCGAGGGAAGGCCGGGTTTCCAAGCACTCCAGCTAAGTACAGCTCAGCAAGCAGGAAAAACGTTAGAGCAACTGCGAGCTGAAGAGTTAGCGCAGATGACCGGGCAGACTGGTTTTACTCGCAATCTTTTAGCATCACTATCACCAGAACAAGCGGCAGCAGTTCAAGCATCAGCGCAAGAAGCAGAAAGAGCAAGAGCTGCAGCACAAGGAATTAGCCCAGAAGAACGAAGGGCTTACGAGCAACAGGCGCGAGAGACATTCCAAGCATCTGGTCGCCTTGGTGGAAACGCTGCGGTAGCCGCAGAAATCATGGGGCGTGAAAACACTATGGCAGCCAAACGCGCGGAAGCAGCGCAAGCTGGGCAACGTTCATACTCTCAATCTGGAGAGTTTTACACAAATCTTGGGCTTAATTTGTTACGGTCTGCGCCGCTATCATATACTTCTGGACAACAAGATTTGACTACCGCATTATCACTTGGACCAGCATCATCTGGTCAGTTTGATTTCAATGCACCACTCGGATTCGCCCAGCAAAGAGCAGGGGCTGAAAATACATATTCCCAAGCAAAATACGCAACAGATATGTATAATCGACAAGCTAACGCACAAATGTGGCAAGGCATTGGAAGCAATGTTGCTGGGGCTGTTGGAAGTGGAAATTTCGGAGGAATGCTTGGATCTGGGTTATCTAGCATTGGCAATATGTTTGGATCAAGTGGGATGTATAACACTGGAGCGCAATTGTACAATGCCAATCTTGGAGCTGGAACACCACCAAAAGCATATATCGTTTAAGAAACTAAAATCATGGCAATATACGGAGGACCAATACAGGCAATTAACGTAACTCCCGACTACGGACCATCCGTAGCTGCGGCTAGGGATCTTGCCATGACGCAAGCTCAGGGTGTGGCTGGGGCGGTAGGTCAAGTTGCTGACTACTTCAAGCAACAAGGTGAGAAGAAAAAGCTCATCAAGAAGAGCGATGTCCAGATTGACGCTGCGTTAAAGCTGTTTCCAGATTTGGCCCCAACACTGCAAGGATATCGTGACCAACTAAAAGACGAAAACCTTCCGCTTGATGATAGAATGGCTGTTGCTGAATCCATTTCTGCAATTATAGAGCGTGGTGTTGGTGAAATGCGAAATGCTCAAGACACGTTAATGAAGCAGCAGGCTTTAGGTCTTGAACAACAATACAAGGCTGCTCAACTAGGTATGAGGGCTCAAGAAATTGGAATACAAAGACAAAGAGCAGCCGCAGAAGCTGGTGAGCTAAAAGAAAGCGAAATATCAATTTTTGATCCAGAAATCAACAAAACTCGCAGTGAAAAAGTATGGATAAACAAGCAAGGCCAAGCCTTTGATTACGATACAAAAAAACCAATCATCAATAAAGAAAAGTACTTCTATGGTGAGGAGGGGGGGCTTGGAGAATTGCCTCCGACATCTCAAGTTGGTAGTTCACTATCTGAGTCTATTGCCAATGCAGCAAAGATGAATATTGGAGCACTCAGCACGGCAAAAACTCCCGGAACAGAAGGTGGGAATTTGGGATGCGCTGATGCAATATGTAGAACATTTGAACAAGCTACTGGTGAAGAATTAGTCCCCGGAGGCACTCTTTCTACCAGAGAAATGGCTACAAATCTTAATAAAGACCCAAGGTTTATTAAAGTGCCATTAACTGAAGCACAAAAAGGAGACATTGTTTTAACTCCAAGAAAGGGGAATAAAGCTGGGCATACGGGTATTGTTCTTGATGGTGGAGCAATTGCCTCTAATAGTAGCAAAGGTTTTGATGGAGAGAAACCCGGAACATTTTCTTTGAATTATAGCATCTCAAAGTGGAACCAAAAAATAACTCCAAGAAATCCAAACGAAACGGCGGCCTATCGTTATGTGGGATCTCAGCAAATTGACAACGCCTTAGCAGTTGGCGACATGAGTAGACAAGCAATTGGTACTCCAGAGCAACAAGCTATGACTGCTCAGCAAATCGAGCAAGGTGCTGGCATGGCTACAGCTCAAACCAATCAAGGGGTTCCCACTGAGCCATCAATGACCACACAGCAACCTCAGTTGCCACAGCCTCAACGAAGGATGGTAAGGGGTATTCCTGCTGGTGGTGGAGCTAAATTTAGACAATTTACGCCAGAAGAAGTGGCTCAATATGGCTCACAAGGACAGGTTAACATTGATACTGGTGAAGTCCGCCCTATTAGGCCACCATCTGGAATGGTTATTGAACAAACTCCAGAAGGTGGTTTTAGGGTCGTTCAAGGTGCTGGAGTTGGCGGTCGCCAAGAACAGGTGCAAAAAGCGCAACAAGAGCAAAAAATATCTAGATCAACAATGGGAACCCAAGAAATTGGGCGCGCACTTGAAGTATTGGATTCTGGCGTTATGCAAGGATCTGGTCCTCTTGCTTCATTTTACAGGGCTGGAGCTTCTAAATTTATCAAAGGAACTCCTGAATACAAGTTGGCTAATGAATTCATTGCGCCTATCAAATCAATGCTTGCATTTGACGAGCTTAACAAAATGAGAGCGGCGTCACCTACTGGTGGAGCGTTGGGTAATGTTGCTAAATTTGAAACCGATATGCTTCAACAAACCGCTGGTCAACTTGATATTGACAAGGCTGATCCTAAAACAATTAGGGAAAACTTAATGAGATTGTCGGAAAAGTATCTTGATGCCGTGCATGGAACAATTCAAGATCGGGAAAAATTACTAAGAGATAACAAAATCTCAAAAGAAACGTTTTTGGAGATATTGTCTCTTTACCCGGCGTTCACTATGGGTGCAAAAGGAGAGATGACGCCAAGGCAAGTCCCACAAATTGAAGATGCGCCAGAAGATAATGAGAACGCAAGAATTGAAGCAATCTTAAAGCAACACGGAGTTATTTCTAAATAATTTAAAATGGCTGAACAAATTACACCAAAATTCACTACTTCACAACTTAAAAAAGGGTTGGAAGTAATGAATCAAAAGTGGCTTGATGCGTCTTCAGCAGGAGACGAACAACTAGCCAACGAATTAGCTAGTCAAATAAAGGTTCTTGGCGGAAAACTTCAAATGGAAGATCCAGAGCTTCGGGCTAAAATGCAACTTGAGCAAAGACAAGCTCAAGAAGCATTGAAGACAGGTACTCCTATTGGTATGCCATCAACTGAACTTGGTGGTGAGTTTCAATCAGCGTTCCCAAATGTTCCAACAATGGAGTCTGCTGTAGAGCAGGTTAAGCAATTTGAGACACAGTTGCCAAATTTAATTGGAAAGCTATTTCAAGCCTCGCCAGATAAAGTTGATGTCAAATCTGGTTTGCCAGCTAGAGACAGGTTTAACATGGGGTATCTTCCAACGCCTGAAGATAAATTGACGTACCTCAAGTCAAAGTATGGCAATGATAATGTTTATAGCGTTAATATCGCTGGGACTCAATCCAATGTAGTAAAGCGCAAGGATGGCAGCATTGTTTTGGCTGACGAGGTTGGGGTTGGAGTTAAGGATATTTTGGATCTAAGCGGTGAAGTCGCACCTACTGCCGCCGCAATAGGGGCTGCGGCCATGGCCTCGCCATCTGGTTTAGGTGCAATAGGAGCTGGTGGAGCAGCATATCTTAGTGTTTCGTCTTTACAGGACGCTGTTATGAGGGATGCACTTGGAACCAAGGTGAAGCCCGGTGAAATTCTTCAGCGTCGAGGTATTGAAACAGCTCTTGGGATGGCTGGTGATATAGCTGGTCTTGGATTTGGTAAATACGCCGCAAGAAGGGTTGGCAAAAACATCACTAGTGGCATCGCCCAATCGCTTGATGAAGGTGCATCAGTTCTCAGAAAGGCTGGCTTTGACGTGGAGACACCAAAAGGCGCACTTCGTGGGATTAGAGGTCTAGAGAAGCAAAAAGAACTAGCCGCTCGATTCCCGAGTAGCCAGCAGAGAATGGCAAAAAACCTTTCCCAACTTGGACTTTATCAAGAAACGCTTAGCACTGGCCGACCAGTTACGGATCGAGCGTTTCAATCCACGTTAAGTGGACTTAGGACGCAATATGATGATTTATTGTCCGAAATTGGCAAAAAGGACAAACAAGCGCGTGATATTATTGCATCTAATATTGACAGGAAGCTAGGAGAGCTTCAAAATCCTACATTTAAGGCTGAACCTATTGGAGAAGAGCTTCTTAGTTATTTGGAAGCTGGCAAAACTCAAGTAAATGAGCTAAAAAATAATGCATTCAACCAATTCTGGGATGAGGCCGATGCATCTGGAATAACATCAACTCCAGAGGATATCGCATCTGTGGTTAAAGGAGCAATATCTACATTTAAGGTTAAAAACAACCCTGCTGTTGATTCTATTGTAAATGATCTCAATAAAAAGACTCAAGACGGAATCGCTGCTATTCAGTTGCAAAAAAGAATAGCGAGTGGTGAGATTGATGCTACTCCAGAGCTGTTAGATCAAATTAAAAAAATGGAGCTTAATTCTGCTCCAATTGGCGTAAAGGAACTTAACGAGTACATTCAAGTTATCCAAGATGCTGTCCCCGGAGCTGATGCTATTGGAGGAAAAACAAAACAACAAGTAGCTTCTGTTGCTGCAAACCAATTGCGGCAATATAGAGACAACCTATTGGAGCAGGCTGGGTTATCTGATAAATTCAAGCAAATTAATTCTCAATATGTTAATGATGTTCTTTTGTTTGAGCGCAATTCTCCTGGTTCAATATTGAAGGAAGCACTTGGGGACACGGTGCTTAGCCCAAGTCAGGCGGTTGAACGAGCAATATCCGACCCTAAAAACATTAGAGATGTACTTCGTGCCGTGGGTCTTGGCTCTCCAGAAAGAGCACCTTATATGCGCGGACAGCTCCAAAAAGCATACTTAAACAAGATTGGATTGACCGCTGACAGGAGAACGCCATCTGCAAGGATTGATTTTGACCCAGAAATAGTAACTGAGCTTTATGGCGTAAGTCCAGCTGGCAAAGTGAACGAAAACTACGGAAGAATGATGGTGGATAAGCTAAACGAGCTTAATGCTGCCTTGGCTGATAAAAAACTTAATATCTCAAATGTAAATCCACGAGATATTTCTGATTTGTATTCAGCTCTTAGTGAGGATTCAAGAAAATCCGTCATTAAGAAAATTACCGAGAGTGTTCAGTTGCAATCGCAAGCTGATAAGATGCTTGATAACGCCTTGATTTCAGCTGCTAAAAAGGGCGACTGGAGCAAGGTTGATGTTGCCGAGTTCTCAAAGACGATGTTCCGAGCACCAGTGTCGGACATCAACTCGTTTATTACTCGGATGCCGAAGGCTGAGCGAAAAGCATTGCAAGCTGATTTCGTTGCTGAGCTTTTAGCTAGATACGGCTCAAGTGGAAACTACACACCAAATGGTATTGAGCTTTTTGATGGGACCAAGTTCCTAAAAGACTTTTCCAAAGACAGAACTCTCGGAACCCGTATTAGAAATATCATGGGTGAAGAGTTTCTAACCAAATTCAAAGCTGCCGCTGCTCATATTGACGCCAATAAGGTTACAGATAATCAGCTTGCCGAGGTATCTGCAAAAGTCACGGCAAGTCGCGGAGGACTAGGGGCTTGGTTGATTACCAGACCCGGATGGGTAACTAACAGGTTCTATGCTGCAATGCACGATAATAAAATGCTCATCCCGCTGCTTGAACTTCAAGCCAGAAATGTTGGTCCAGAGCAAATGGAGAAAAACATGAAAAAGGCTATTATTGGCGTGATGGGAACCCGTCGAGGGCTTGAGTCACTTGGGGCGCAAGGTCGTAATGATCCAGAGTTCTCTGCAGAAAGCCAAAAAATTCTTGATGAGGCCATTAAGAGCGGCATGATCCAAAAGTAATCGACAAAACCCTTGCGAAATCACCAATCAAAGGTTAATAAGTCCAAGTGACTTTAAACCAATGAGTGACGATCCAAACGAAAAGCTAAAGCATGACTATGTTGACGAACGAGCTGAGAAAGCGGCTTGGTTCCTTGAAGTAAAGGAGCGAGCCAAGCACCAGCATGGCAACACGGTAGAGCATTACGCCCCAAACAAGGCGGCATTGGCATTATGGCTTTCCGCACAGGGAGCTAGGATGTCCGACATCAAGGCCAAGACTGGACTATCGCGTGAGATTATCCGTGGGCTTGAGTGGAGGCACAGCGACACCCTAGAGACAAAGCGCAAGGAGTTTTCGATGCGGTATGCTATTGCCGCGCAGGAGTACACCGATCTGCTGTTTGAGCGTTCCCAACAACTGTTTGACAATCCAGAAGAGCTGGCAAAGATTAGCCCCGACAAGCTGGCAGTCACCGTGGGTATCCTTACGGATAAGGCAGCACAACTTACTGGCATGGCAACCACGGTAGTCGAGCATCGCAAAGGCCCAAGCCTAGATGACGCTGCCAAGATGATTGCTGACGCTAAGGCTCGCATCGCAAACAAGGTTAAGGAAAGCGCAGTTGAAGCTGAGATAGTCGAATGAACTGGAGAAAACACCAGATTCTAACGCCGCCAACCGACGAAGAGGTGGCATTGATGGACCCATCGGAATTGATGGAGATACATCGAATATACCATGAGGCTATCGAGAACGCTGACAAAGATCCATTCCGCTATGGTTTTAGGCTACCTCACTGGGAAAAGGCTGAAGAGCAACTGCAAGAGGTCAATGAGATTCTTGCATTAGGTGGCAACCGTTGTCTTGGCGCAGAACAAGAAATCTACGACCCAGTTGCAAATTGCTACAAAAGGGTCGATGAGATTGAAGACCACTTTTACGTCAATGCTTGGGACGGTCGTCGAACGGTGGTAGCGCGTGCAGAGAAACCATTTCGCAAGCCTGTTGCGGGGATTTACCGAGTTTCCTTAGATAACGGGCAAGTTCTCTTTTGCTCAAAGGCTCACTTGCTCCTGACTCCCTTCGGATGGCGTTCCTTAGGATCGCTAAATATCGGCGGTGCTCTAGTGTCTGCCCAGCCCTCATGTTCGCAACTCCAGCGGGAGTCCACTTTGGGACGCAGCCCTTTAAAGTTTCTTTCAAGTGCTCGGCGTTATTGGCAAAAAGCCCAAGATTTTCTGGGTCGTTGTTTTGCTTATTGCCGTCAATGTGGTGAACAACCTCTTCGGGTAAAAGGTAACGTCCAATCTTCTTCTCCATCACAAGGCGATGCTCAAGCATGTACTTCTCTTTCCTGTAGTACTTGCCGTTGCTCTTTGCTTCACGCTTCTTATTCTTTTCAACAACCATTGGATGATCTGGGCAATAAACCTCAATGTACCCAGACTTGTTTATGTGGCGGCCGCCCTGCCACTCTGGATGACCATCTCCAGCACGAGGTCCAGTCCTCTGGCACTTTATTCCATGTTTGCGGCAAACCTTGTAAATCGCCTTTGCGGTTATTCTTGAGTCGTATCCAGAGGACACTAGGTTTTGCGCTATCCAATCTTGGGTTTTACCTTCTTGGATGTGAGCGCGTATCAATTCTAAGGGGTATTGTATGTTTGCAGGCACGCGGCGACAATAGCACGGAACAGGATTATGTCAAGATTCTTTCCGTCGATTACCTCCGAGATGATGTGGTGTGGGATTTTCATGTTCCCATTTATAATAACTACATTGCCTCGGGGGTAATTTCCCACAACAGCGGGAAAACCTCGTGGGGATCGTACTGCGTGGTTAAAGCTGCCGTAGAAAACCCAAAGTCTGAGATATTTTGCTTCGCCCAGACATCCGAGGTGTCTATTCGCCAGCAACAGAGTGCCGTGTGGGGTTGGCTTCCTGCTGAGTTACGCTCCAAGCAGACCTCCGAGAATGCTTACATTTCGTACACCAAGAAGAATGGGTTCACGGACAACTCGCTAATTCTGCCTAATGGCTCACAGATCATCTTTAAAACCTATTCGCAGTACCAGAACAACCCAACGATCCTAGAAGGCGCAGAGCTTGGTTCTAGGAACCCGCAATGGCATAACATTGGTGTATGGTGTGACGAATACTTATTAGGTCCAGAACTTATTAACACCCTGCGTTTCCGTCTTGCCACACGGGATTCCAAGATGCTGATGACATTCACCCCGATTGACGGGTGGACTGAAGTCATTAAGGAGTATCTGGACGGGGCTAAAACAATCGAGTCGCGTGAGGCTGAACTCCTCAAAGGTGAAATTGTCCCGTATGTCCAGAGGTCTAAAAAGCACAATGCTTCGGTTCATTACTTCCATTCCAAGGACAACCCATTTGGTGGTTACGAACGCATTAAGGACACGCTAGTTGGCAAGCCCCGCGAGGAGATTCTAATCCGCGCCTACGGGGTTCCAATGAAGTCTCACACGACCAAGTTCCCCAAATTCAATAAGGTGGTCAATGTCGTGGAACCAGACAAGATCCCAACACGCAATGTCACGCGCTACCATGTCATTGACCCTGCTGGTGCTAAGAACTGGTTCATGTGCTGGATTGCCGTCGATGAGACTGGGACATTCTGGGTGTACCGCGAGTGGCCGGGCGTAGATGTCGGAGATTGGGCTGAGTGGCGTGGTGGCAAGTGGGTTCCCGGAGAAGGTGCTAAAGGCCAAGGATACGGCATTAGGGACTACATTGAGCTTATCCAGCAGATGGAGGGTGACGAGGAGATCTTTGAGCGTCTGATTGACCCTAGGCTTGGAGCGGCAAAGTACCAAGTGCAAGATGGTTCTTCCTCGATTATTGAAGATTTGAACGAGGCTGGCATGGTTTGCATTCCTGCGCCGGGTCTTGAGATCGACGATGGGTTGCAGGCTTTGATCGGGAAAATGGCGTGGGATACAACTAAACCGCTAGATTCGGTCAATCGACCGCATTTCTATGTCAGCTCGGAGTGTGAGAATATCATCGCTGCATTGTCCGAATACACGGGCGAGGGTGGGCTGAAAGAAGCTTGGAAAGACCCAGTGGATACCCTTCGGTATGCAGCTATTGCCAATCTAGATCATGTTGACAGCAGCCAATCATTTGTTACAACTCATGGGTCTGGAGGATACTAACATGAAAACGAAAGACAAACCACTAACCGCAGACGGGCTAGTCCTAGATTGCCTTGTCGAGGCATATTTTAAGAGGCTTAGAAGTGAAAGGTTAGGAGCAACCCCAAGACTCACCGAGGAGCTTAATATCCTTGAGGACGCTATTAAATACATGGAATTAAAGAAAAATAATGAAACAAACCCCAGCTAAAAAAACAGCCGCAAAGCGTGGTAGGCCGCCAAAATCTAGGATTGTCGTAGACGAAAGCCCATGTAGCCTAGCCAATCTAATTGACCAGATAGAACCAGAGTCCGAGGATTATCTGGTAATGCGGGTATGCAACAACCCGACTTGGGTGATTGTCCGCATGGATGGGGTGGCAGTCCCAGTAAAATGCCCGTCCAAGCTATCAAACAAACTTGTTGGCAAACGGATAAAAGTGTGCCTAGTATCTGCTGACCCCGAAGACTATTACGAATACGTACCATGATTGAATCCCAGGAACTTGAGGACGATGCTCTTATTTACGCCGATAAAGAGCCAGATATTGGTGCGTTGACCGATGCTTATGATACCTGTCTGATTGACTTGGACTACTACTTCGAGTCGTGCCTGCGTTCGTACAATGACAGGCGCAACATCTGGGATGGTAAGTCTGATGACCTTCGAAAGAATGGTTCTAACGCCTTTCCTTGGCAGGGGGCATCCGACCAAGAGGTGAATGTCGTAGGCGAGCGGATTGACATGTACGTGTCTCTGTTTGACCAAGCTCTTCAGCGTAGCCACATTAAGGCATTCCCGACCTCGATGGCCTCGATGCCACGGGCTGCGGTGGTGTCAGCATTCCTCAAGTGGATGCGTTCTACTTACATCCCAGACTTCAAAAACCAGATGGAGTTGGGTGCAAACTATTTGCTAGAGAAGGGGATAATGATCTCCTATGTCGGCTGGAAGCGAGAAAAAAGGACATATTTGCAACAAGTATCCGTCGAGCAAGTCGCTCAAGCGTCCCCTGATCTAGCAGACCTTATTGTTACTGGTTCCGATGACGAGATGCTGTTGACTTTGATTCAGCAAGCATTCCCAGATTTGTCCACCAAACGGGCGAAAAAAGCCATTAAAGACATGCGTAAGACTGGCATGGCTGAGATCCCATTGGCGCGTCAAACCGTGGACTGCCCATTGGTTCACTCGTGTTCGCCAGATGGTGAGGTGCTATTCCCTCCGTATGTTTCTGACCCTCAGCGTAGCCCATACATTTTCTGGCGTACTTTCCTGACCTCTCAAGAGCTTGAGAAAAAGGTGACTAACGAGGGCTGGGATCGCAAATGGGTTGATTATGCCATTAACAACCTGCGCGGAAAGGACTCCATGTATCTTGACGGAGAAAAGGTCAAGACTGTGACAAGGCTTCCGATCACGGACGATAATGACCTTGTGATGGTCGTTTACGCATACCAGCGTCTAATTGATGAGGAGGACGGTTCCGAGGGCATCTATTGCACTGTATTCCACCCGCAAGCTGAAGGCTACGCTAAACACGAACTCCTTAACGGATATGACGACTATCCATTCATTGTCACGCGCTTGTCGAACGACCAAAAGCGGATGTACGAGGTTCAAACCTTTAGCGACATACTCCGTGGCGCACAGATGCAAATCAAGACTGAGCGCGATAGCCGCATTGACCGCGCTTCTCTTGCTACTCTTCCTCCTCTCATGCACCCAGCTGGACGGCCACCGTCTGATTGGGGGCCAGGTCGCAGGGTTCCATACCGTCGCCTTGGGGAAATCGCATGGGGGCCGGTGCCACCAATGGATCAAGGTTCAATGGAGGCAGAAATGTCCATGAGGGCGCAGGCAGACCGCGCTGTAGGACTTGACCTTACAAACCCACTTACGACCGCGAGACAGCAATTCTACGTGGGTAAATTCCTAGATCATGTGCGTGATGTTCTAGCGATGGCATGGAAGTTGTTCCAGCGCATGGGTCCAGACGAGGTTTTCTTCCAAGTCACAGGCAACCCTAACCCGCAAGTCATGCAGAAAGGCTCGCCCGACGAGAACTTCAGCATTACGGTTTCCTTCGACTCACTCGCTACTGACCCAGAGACGGCTGAAACCCAGCTCAAGAATATGGTGTCATTGGTGCAACTCGACCGCAACGGTATCCTTGATGTGAATAAGTTGCTTGAGTTCACGGCATCGAGCATCAACCCAATCTTTGCTGACTATGTTCTCCAGCCGATGGAGGAAGCACAGCAGAAGGTGATGAAGGATGTCACCGACGACCTTGCTAAAATCTTCGCTGGCATCGAAGTCCCAGCTCGTCCGAATGGCGCACAGATTGCGATGCAAATGGTGCAGGCATATGTCCAGCAACCAGACGTTGCCCAACGCGCACAGCAAGACGAGGCATTCGCGGCACGACTTCAGAAATATGCCGAAGCGTACGCATTCCAAATGCAACAAGCTCAGAATGCAGAAATTGGCCGCATAGGCACAGCACCCGCACAAATGGGCAATGTAACAACTCAAGGGATGCAGCAATAATCACCAACTAAATATCATGGAATACAAACCTAAAACCGAGTATCTTAAACATCAAATTGCAAAGAAAAATCGAGACTTTCGTGGTTACAACATCACAGAAGGTCGATTGCAGCAAAAGCAAATGAAGTACATGCAAACCAATCCCATGTACATGACCGAATCTACTAGAAAGCTTCAAGATGAAATCCGTGCCGACATTAAGGGATACATCCGCGCCAAAAACAAGGAACGTGGCACTCCAAGTTCTGCTGAACGTAAGATTGTAAAATGAAGGCGAAGTGATGGAAAAGAAGTTCTCCAAAGTAGTTACAAACCCAGCCACAGGTCGCAAGAAGACCGTGCGCTACGGGCAGAAGGGTGCGACCATCAAGCCCGGAACGTCCAAGGGTGATTCCTACTGCGCTCGCTCTGCTAAAATCAAAGGTGACTGGAAATCAGACCCTAATAGCCCAAACAACTTGAGCCGCAAGAAGTGGCGTTGCAAGGGCAGTAAATCCATGCGTTAATCTTATGAAGAAACCAACAACTAAAGCAGGCAAGCAGGCCAAGATCGGAAAGGTCATGCGGGAGTACAAAGCAGGCACTCTGCACGCTGGTCGTGACCCCAAAGGCCCAAAGAAAGCACAAGTGGTAAAGAGCCGCAAGCAAGCAATCGCAATCGCACTCAGCCAGTCAGGACAATCCAAACGCAAGTAATTATGAAAAGTAAATCATGTGGCTGCGGCCATGAAGGTAAAGAATACGGCAATGGCAAGAAGAACGGCAAGAAAGGCTATGTCGAGATCGAGATCAAGATGAGCCGTGCGCCCAAGAAGAAAGCCAAGCGCAAGTAGTCAACCAACTTCATCCGTGATCCCTCTTAACAATGGACCGACTGCGAATTAACGCATGAACGCGCAGGACGCTGCGAACTAGGTGATTCTAACTTATAACATACCAATGACACCACTACCAAAACCAACAATCCAGCAAGCCGTAGAAGCACTTTCAGATCGAGACGAGTTCAAGGCAATCGTCCAGTTCGTCCGTGATGAGCGTGAGCGATTCTTCGCAGACCTCCGACAGTGTGTAGATACTAACGAAGTGATGAAAGTCGCAGGCAGTATCGCAACGCTAGACGAGCTTCTGTCATTGCTCTCTGCAGAGTAGACTTGACAAGTCTTTAGTTTTCTGCATTAGTCTCAACGCCCGAAAGGGCTTTGTTTCATTGGCATTGGTTGCTGAACCGCAAGTAGGTCGTTTTTTTCGTTTTTCGGCCTGCTTGCGGTTCTTTTTAAGATATAATCTTAGACCCTTTCTTCAAGTTATCTTCAGCCCATAGCGGTTGCAGATTGGTGTAATGACATAGCCTTACGACCTCTTCGATAGATTTTGCGGAGGCCAATGGAATAATATGGTCAACATGCCAAAGCCCGCGATTCTCCCATGACATCCCATCGGTGAACTTTGATTCTAGATGTGCTTTCAGATGACTCCAATCGCAACCAAGCATCTCTTGAGTTTTTGATATTTTTAAAGATTGTCTTCTTTGTAGGAAATTTAAAATTCTATTTGTCAATCTTAACCTCATCACGAATATCGGGTCTTTCTTTCTTCTGGTTTTTCTGTATTTTTTAAAGTAACCCGAATCTCTTCGTTTCCTCTCATACATAAGTGTTTTCCCTCGGTTTTTGTTTCTCCACTTCTTGAGACTTTCATTTGCTTTTCTGCGGTTGTCTTGTGATACAGATCCATACCTAGCATAATAACGTTTTTTTCTTTTTATGGCGTTATCCCAGCTTATCCAGCGTTCGACGTCTGTTGATTTTTTTTGATATTCCCAGAAAACCTTACCATCAGCTCGAATGTCCCAACGCCTCCATCTCCAATTGGATGAATCGCATGCTTGTTCTTTAGTTATTGTATTCATAATTATAAGACAGTCACCTCGCTTACGCTCGATCAAACTTCCCTCCGAGAGGATTAAGCAACACCGACCTCTTAGGACGATTTTTCAATCTCCTATGATTCTTGGTCCACCATGCGGAAGCCTTATCTCTAAAGCCCCGATTCGGTTGTGCGCTCTTCCCCCCGCTTCGGATTGTAGCCGTAACGGACGCTGGATGATAGGTCGGAATCAGAGCCAGCCGCGAGCCTAATGGTGATGAAGTCTGTTAAGACCCCTTTGCCCAGTTCTTATGGCTGTCTCGTTCCACAAGAAACGACCCAAAGAAAAGGGCCGCACGAGGAGGTAGGAGTACTCGTGCAGCCCTTGTAGCTGAATACTGATGAAGCAGCTGGGGGAAAGTAACGATGAGTCCTACCTCTCGTCAACGGAATTAGTGCCATAAACTTGCGTCCAAGTCAATAGTTTTTTCGTCGGGAAACTTACAGATTGTTTGGAGGTTGACTAATCATTAGCGTTTCACTTGACATTAAGTTGAATTTATGATCATTTAACAGCGAACCGCTACCGCCTAGCGAAAATTGGCGTTCTAATAATACTATGCAACAATCCGAAGCTACCGCCGAAGCTACAGAATCGGTGTCCAACATGTCATTCGAGGAGCTATTGGCTCAACGTATGGCCCGACATACTGATCCACAAGAGGAACCAGAGGAACAGTCCGAGGAACCCTCCGAAACCGAAGACGAAGAACCTGCCAGTCAAGAAGACGAGGAACATTCAGAGGTTGACGAGGAAGCCGACGAGGAAGAGTCCGATGCTGAATCCGAGGAACAGTCCGAAATTGACCTGCTATCGCTGACCCCAGAGCAGATTCAATCTCTCGCCAGGAAGGGCAAGTCACGCCTCCTACAGCGCATTGGAGAACTGACCGCGCAAAAGAAAGCCCTTGAAGAGAAGATTCAATCCCAGCCGCAAACGCCAGCGAAGGTAATCCCTCAAGACGAGAACCCATTCCGTGATGTCTCCTCATTCGAGGAACTTAAAGGAAAGTACGACGAACTTGAGAAGACTCTTGAGTCTACCGACGAGATCCTAGAAGAACATGAGGACTACGGTCCCGAGGACATTATCGTGGTAGGGGACAAGGAGTTTACCAAAAAGCAGATTCGGAAAGCCAACCGCAACGCTAGAGAGGCACTGACCAAATATATCCCAGCTCAACAACAGCATCTGATTAAGATTGCCCAGTACGAGCAGATGGCAAAGCAGTACTCCGAGGCAGCAAAGACTGAAGTTCCAGAGATCCAAGACGAAGAGTCAGAGATCGGAAAGAGCTACAAAGCATTGGTGTCGGACCCACTCGTTGATAAAGTAAAGTCCCAAGTTCCAGAGATTGGCTTCCAAATTGAATACATCCTAGCTCACGCAGCTCGGTCTATTTACGGAGGAAAGAAGATCAAAGCCCAACCAGCGGTGGGAAACAAGTTGAAGGTAAATCCATCCTCAACCCCATTTGGTGCTGGAGCAGCTAAGTCTTCTACCCCTCCTAAAGCAAAGGTCGCAGATGCGTACAATCGTTTTGAGAAAACCGGGAGTCAGGAGGACTGGATTGCTGCCAGAATCGCTAAATTCAAATAACTTCTAACTATCTAAAATTATGCCTATTAGTGCTACCTATCAACCCAGCGCACCTACGGCCAAGACCGGCCAAGGTTCCGCTATCTCGAACCGCGAGGATCTCAGCAACGAACTTGCTATCCTTGCACCTGAAGAAACCCCCATCCTTTCGCTCTGCTCGAAGGGTAAGGCATCCAGCACCTACTCCGAGTGGACTGTTGACAGCCTTTCCTCGCCCGTGACGACTGGTGTTTCGGAAGGTTCCGATGTGACTTCGTTCAGCGACAAGTTTGCTGATCGCGCTCGTCTTGGTAACTACATCCAACTCATGCGCCGCGACTACCTCGTGTCGAACTTGCAGCAAGCCGTGACGAGCGTTGGCCCAGCCAACATTGCCCAAGCTGAAGCTAAGTCGATGCGCGAACTCAAGCGTGATATTGAAGCTACCATCGCCGCTGACCGCGAGATGACTGTCGAAAACGGCACTGGCACCCCCTACGGAATGCGTGGCCTCGGTAAGTGGATTCAATCCACCGCCCAAGCCACGAACCCAGTTCCTGCTGCTTACCGCACCTCGACTGATTCGATTCTTACGAGTGCTGTTACTGAGTCCACCTTCAACGGTATGCTTGGTTCGATCTTCGCCGCTAACGGTGAGATGAACAGCTTGACGCTTGTCGCCAACACGGCTCTTCGCCAAGTCATCAGCGGTTTCGCTCGTGCGAATCCATCGACCCAAAGCACCACCTACCACGTCAATCAAGACGCGACCAGCAAGACGATCACTCTTGCCGTCAACCTCTATGATTCCGATTTCGGTATCGTGAAAATCGTCAACGGCAACCCTGCTTGTATGCCGACTGGTACGACCCGTATCGGTTACGTCCTCAACCCGAAATACCTCGGCTTTAACACCCTCATCCCGATGGGTGCTACCCGCCTTGAGAACCAAGGTGGTGGCGAGCGCGGTTACATCGACGTTGCTGGTACGCTTGTCTGCAAGCACCCGCAAGCCCACGGCAAGATCGCTTACTAATCACAACTAGAAAGAAAGAAATAATAACATGAAAGTTGCACAACAAGAGCGATTCAACGGATTCACCGACATCTACAAGCTGACTGCCGCCGAGATCACCTCGCTTGGCACTGGCGCACAGAAGACCATTGCCGTGCTGCCTCCTGGCGGTGTGGTTACTGGTTGCTCTGTATTTGAACAAGTGACCTCCGCTGGTACTTCATCCGACCTCACGCTTGATGTCGGCACGACCACCGCTGATCCAGATGATTACATTGATGCACTTAACCTTACCACTTTGGTTAAGGCTGCATTTAACACTGGCGATGTCCTCATCAACAGTGCTGCTGGTTACGCCATCAACAACACGGCATCTGCTGTAAACATCATCATCGAGCCTAACTTCACGGGAACCGTGACTGCGGGTGAGTGGCACATCGCCCTCACGATCCTCGATCCTGGTGCTCTCGCATCAAACGCCTAAACCCTAATTGGGGTGGGAGGACATAAAACACCCTCCCGCCCTTTTTTTCTTACCAATGATCTGCGAAGACGCGCTGACTGATGCACTCGTAAAGGAGCTTTGCTCTGGGCGGATGCTGAAGGAGAAACTACAAAACAAACGAGAAATTGAAGCGGCAGCCGAGGCAAGAGCCATGAAGGATGCCCAATCACCGTTGGGAAAAGCCATTGGGTCTATTCCTCAACATGAATACTTTCTTTTAGCTAATAAGTACGGGACAGAATGCTGGGATGACCGTGAGTTCGTCCGCGACTTCTTCAAGTCTCAATCTCACCTTAGAGCAGGACATATCTAATGCAGACCAAGACCTACGCTGAACTATTTGCGCTTATTCAAGCCCTGTGCGGTGTGGTGTTTGCATCGATTGAAACTCCCCGCATCAAAGCCATCATCAACCGCAGGGCATTGCGCGCCTATCGCGCTACCAACTATTGGCCGCGCTTTCTCAAGATTGGTGAACAGCGTGTTGTGACGAGCGGCGTTATCCCGTTCACCGAAAGCGGACTGGATAGCATCGACACATTCCTGCGCGTCCACAAGCAAGCCCCTTGGGTCACAGCGTCCGTACAGGAGTACGACATCATGGTAACCGCTAATGGTGCTACGCTGGTATCTGGCGACCTTGACCCATCAGAGGCATTTGTGACCTATAAGTCACAGCTTACCGACACCTACGGAGATGGTGCTGGCGATACATCGGCTGTACCTGCCGAGTGGTATCAGTACCTGGCTCACGGCACATACGCCGACTATCTCCGCGCTGAAGGGCAGCAGGAGAAGGCAGCACTTGCAGACCAAGAAGCAGAGTTGCTGCTCCAAGATGAGCTTATCCGAATCGACGAGCAACACACCTTGCAGATGGTTGCCAACCGCATCTTCACCAACGCTAACATGCAGAACCGCTACTGATGAAATACGCTCTTGGAAACATGCTTAATGGCGCGGGTGGGCTTAATCCAGACGGACTCGCCCTCGACCTGCAATTTGCTGCGGACAAGACGCTGACAGCGCGGCGTGGGCCGACACCGACTTTCACGCGAGGAAGTGGCGCGACCTACATCGGCAGCGATGGCTTGATCCACGGCATCGAAACCTCGACCACCTCGAACTCGATCAGCGCAGCGAGCAAAACATTCGTGCTAGATGCGACCGCCGGACAAGATCAACTCTGGCGCACTGGCGATGCCGTAGAGGCATCGAATGGGTCGAACATCATGACGGGGACTGTGACCAGTTACAATGCCACCACGCAGTCGCTGGTTTGCAACATGACGACCGCGAGCGGATCGGGAACATTCACCTCATGGCGGATCGGCTATCGCGGCCCCCGCTTCGACCACAATCCCACATCTCCATTCGCGTGCCGTGGCTTGCTGATCGAGGAGGGGCGGCAGAATTTGTTTCAGTATAGTGAGATTTTCAATGAAGCAGCCTCATCAAATTACTGGGATTCTGCGACAGCTAATGCGGTAACATCCAATCAAACAACATCTCCAGATGGTGCGGCTACTGCCGATCTCTTGACTACATCTACTACGTCATTTGATTGTTTTGTAAGGCGCACAATAAATTGGGTTGGATCAACGCAATACTCTTACTCAATCTTCTTGAAGCGCGGCCCATCAAACCACAGATATGTTGGGCTTTACATTGGTGCAGGAATTACTGGAGCACTTCAGTACCC